AGGCGTAACGGGTCTCACTGGCCAACGTGGATCACAAGGCGTGACAGGTCTCACTGGTCCACAGGGATCACAAGGCGTAACAGGTCTCACTGGTCCACAGGGATCACAAGGTGTCACTGGACTCACTGGTCCACAGGGAGCAATTGGTCCGTCAGCTGATTTTTGGAGAAGTGATTGGTTTGGTTCTAATCAACCAAATGGTACAAATGATCTAGTCAAATTAATTTATCATCAAGGAGATATTGCTGTAGGTGGTACTGGGCCAACAGGTGTAACTTCTCTAGTTATGATAGGATTTGGAGGAGGAAATCTTCCTGCTAATACTCGAGTTGGTTTTGATGCTCTAAAGGATAATACTGTTGGTGAGTTTAATGCCGCCTTTGGTTATCAAGCTCTTCAAAAGAATACTTTAGGAACATATAATACTTCTCTTGGTTATCAGGCGCTTTCACTTGGTACAACGGGTAATTATAATACTGCAGTAGGACATCAGGCATTGTATACAGGTAGTGGTGTATCAAACACAGCTGTCGGTGCGTTAGCATTGACTTTCGTAACAAGCGGTTCGTATAATATTGGTGTCGGTGGTGGAACAAATGGTGGAAATAATACAGGAGATTCAAATACAGCAATAGGTTTTCAATCAATGGGTGGCATCGATAATGGTTCATTTAATACAGCTATTGGTTATCGTTCATTATTTTTAGGCCCAACAGGCTCAGAAAATGTTGCTGTTGGCTATCAGACATTATACAACAACGCTGTCTCTTCATCTACTGCAGTTGGTTATCAATCTATGAGATCCAATACAACAGGCATTTTTAATACATCAGTCGGCTATCAATCAATGTTAAATGGTACAACAGGAACTGAAAATGTTGCTGTTGGCTATCGTGCTTTATATAACAACAATGGAGCAGCAAATACAGCTATTGGTGTGGCATCAATGACAAACGTGACAACAGGAGGTGCCAATACTGCTGTTGGATGGGCATCGCTTCAAAATACGACATCAGGAGATTTTAATTGTGCGTTTGGTCGTAGTGCTTTAATAACTAATAATACAGGCTCATCTAATGTTGCCATTGGTACTGATGCAATGTATTCTAATAATATAGGCTCATCTAATGTGGCTGTTGGTATTAACGCAATGAAATTTAATCAAAACGGAAATAATAATGTAGCCATTGGTGTTAGCGCAATGAATTCTAATCAAAACGGAAATAACAATGTATCTATTGGTACTGATAGTTTATTTCAGGGTTTTTATGGTTCTGAAAATGTGGTAATCGGACACCAAGCATTAAATCTGTCATATTCTAGTTCACAAGTTGCAGTTGGCTATCAGGCAATGAAAACCAACTCGACAGGTAGTTATAATACAGCATTAGGCTATCAAACGATGTTAAATGGGCCATCTGGTAGTTATAATACGGCCATTGGCTACCAAGCATTATTGAATACTGTAGCTGATAACAATATTGGTATCGGATTTCAAACACTACAAACAAATACCGATGGAACAGGTAATATATGTATAGGTAATAGTTCTGGTTTTGCCGGAAACGGCAGTTCAAATACAGCTATAGGCCACAATACGCTTTTGAGTAATTCATCATCAAGTCTAGTTGCTATTGGTTTTGAAGCACTAAAGAATAATACTACAGGTACAGAAAATACGACATTGGGATATCAGTCGATGAATTCAAACACGACAGGTAATATTAATACAGCAGTCGGCTATCAATCAATGTTAAATGGTACAACGGGTTATGAAAATGTTGCTGTTGGTTATCGTGCTTTATATAACAACAACGGAAACGCAAATACGGCTATTGGTGTGGCATCAATGACAAACTTAACAACAGGAAGATACAATACTGCTGTTGGTTGGGCATCGCTTCAAAATACTACATCAGGAGCTTTTAATTGTGCGTTTGGCCTTAATGCTTTGATATCTAATGATATAGGCGTATCTAATGTAGCCATTGGTAATGACGCAATGAAATTTAATCAAAACGGAAATAATAATGTAGCCATTGGATCTTTGAGTTTAGTACAGGGAGTTTCCGGTTTTGATAATGTATCCGTTGGAAGCCAAGCATTACATCTATCTTATTCTAGTTCACAAGTTGCTGTTGGCTATCAGGCAATGAAAGCTAACACGACGGGTACTTTTAATACAGCATTGGGCTATCAAACGATGTTGAACGGAGCAACAGGCAGTTATAATACGGCCATTGGTTATCAAACAATGTTGAATAATGTAGCTGATAACAATATTGGTATAGGTGTTAGTGCATTGAATGCAAATACCGATGGAACAGGCAATGTGTGTATAGGTAATTTTTCTGGTTACACTGGGACCACTGGATCGTCAAATACAGCTATAGGCCACAATACGCTTTTGAATAATACAGCGTCTAACTTGGTTGCTATAGGTTTTGAAGCTCTAAAGAATAACACGTCTGGAACTTTTAATACGGCATTGGGATATCAAACACTCTACACTGGAAGCAGTACAAATTATAATATTGCTATTGGTTATCAAAGCTTGTATAATAATACAGGTAGTTTTAATACTGCCATAGGCTATCAAGCTTTAATAAACAGTTCTCAAAATAATAATATTGGAATAGGTTTAAATGTATTACGAGAAAATGTATTTGGACAAAAAAATGTTATTATAGGTAATAATTCCGGAGTTACAGGCAATGGATCAAACAATACAGCTGTAGGTCATAACACTCTAACTCAAAATCGATCTAACTACTTGGTTGCTATTGGAAGCCAAGCTTTATATAGTAATACAACGGGTAAATTTAACACAGCAATTGGAACAGATTCTTTAGCTCAAAATACGACAGGAAAAGAAAATACAACAATTGGTTATCAATCTATGTATACAAGTTTGGCACCTACATATTGTGTTAGTATTGGTAATGGAGCATTATATACAAATAATGGAACTTCTAATACTGCTATAGGTTGGTCATCAATGGAAAAAACGTCTGGAGATTTTAATACATCAGTAGGTTATGGAACGCTTCAAAATGGTCTAACGGGTTATTTCAATACAGCTATTGGATATCAAGCCGGATCCGTCAATACGACAGATTATATGCTTGCTGTTGGTGCACAAGCACTAAATGATAATACCAGTGGAACTTTAAATACAGCATTGGGATCAAGATCTCTTCGAACTAATATTTCTGGCTCATCTAATACTGCTGTCGGTTATGCATCTATGTTTTTTAATCTCACCGGTAACGAAAATACTGCTGTTGGATTTCAGTCTTTAGTCAATAATACAACGGGTATACAAAATGTTGCTATTGGTAATCTATCTCTTGGATCAAATAGAACAGGAAATGTCAATACAGCAATTGGTTATCAAACAATGTTAAACGGAACAACAGGTTTTGAAAATATTGCTGTTGGCTATCAAGCGTTATATAATAACAATGGCTCGTCTAATATAGCTATCGGTGTAGGATCCATGAAAAATTTAACAACAGGCAGTTTCAATACTGCAGTTGGCTGGGCATCAATGCAAAATACAAGTTCTGGTCAAATAAATTCAGCTTTTGGACGAAATGCTCTTGTTACCAATACTACAGGCTCGAATAACACAGCCATTGGTTTATCTGCGATGTTTTTCAATGTGTCTGGTAATAACAATACAACTTTAGGCGTGTCTTCTCTACAAGAAAACACAACTGGGTCAGATAACACAGCTATAGGCTACCAAGCTATTTTCAATGGCTTGTCAGGAATACGCAATACAGCTCTCGGTTCACAAGCTGGTCCATTTGTAGGAGTTGGACCAGGAGTCGGAGTTACAGGGCCAACTGGCACAACGGGACCAAATTTCCAAAATAGCACATCTATAGGTTATAACGCCAAAGCTCTCGATTCCAACTGGATTCAGCTTGGTGATGGCAATGTATCAAGAGTAGTTACAGACGGAGCGGTTTTTGCACAGGGAACTCTCTTGACTTCAGATTGCAGAACCAAGAGTAATATTATAAACTTGCCAGATGACATGGCTGATTGCCTATGCAATGACATTACTGCAAGACTTTATACTGATATTGCTTCAGGAGCTACATGCATTGGTGTAGTCGCTCAAGAATTACCAGCTGGCATTAAACCTTACATTTCCTCAACAATACCAAGAAGAATTGATTGGGTATCATCGGAAGCCAAGTTTGCCAATAACTTTAGTTTACTTTCCATATCTCCGCCTACTGACTTGAGATCAGCCTCTGCATGGGCTCAAGAAGTTTGCAAGATCATTGCGTTTAGAAATCAAGCTATTCAAAATGGTAGAGCGGAAGAAGCCGCAGCTATAGAGGCTAAGGTAGAGTATGCCTTTGCGCTTCAGGTTTATGCTTTAGACTGGGATTATGTTTACTTTACGAATTTCCAGACAGTAGACTATTCCAAGATGGCATCTATCGTCGCCTTGAGAACAGCAAAGAACTTAAAGAATACTAAAACACAATGCAAAGAATTTGTAGACTTTTTCTCAATGCCCCCAGATAACTGGGCTTGTGTCAATACCAACGTCCTTCCAGCTGTTGGCGGCCAGATTGAAATAACAGAAGGCGGTTCATTTGATTTGACATCTCTAAAAGTTAACCCTATAGTCGGCTTTGAATGGCAAATAAGATTAAAGGCTATAAGCGCCGATAATAGATGTGAATTTGGTATCAGTGATGGAACAAATTCTCTAAGCATAGTACAAAATGGAAACTGGATCGCTATAATGAATCGTCCTGAAGCAACTAAGCTTGATCTCGGAATAGCAGCTGATGCAAACTGGCATACTTTGACAATCAAAGCTTGTGGTAATATAAAATTCCTTTTGGATGATGTACTAGTTGGAACACTTGACGTTGTCGATTTCGATATGTTTGCCTCGACATTTTTCACTCAGACAATAGGTACCTCTAAAGTAGACTATATTTCCATAGTTTCCAATAGAGAAGTTTAGGTTGGATAAGGAGAAAAGGATAGTGTGGATAAAGGGATAAGAAGGATAAAGATAGAGAAGAAGACAAATAGAACAAAAACATTAACAATAATGTTTATCATATATATCGTTTTTCACCGCGAATAACAACATATTTACCTCCTCTAGGTCCCTTGTGAACCTTTCTTTTTCTCCCAGCAACAAATGCCTCGTTGGCAAATTTGTGGCAATCCCATTTAGGAGTCTCACCTCTCTTTTTCGCTGAAGCGGCCTGAGCATAGCAAGCCTTTCTCTGTGCGTCGTTTACAAATGGCATTTTTTATATGGTTAGATATATTTATTTGTCGTTTTTTGATGGTTACTTTTGTGAGAGAAAATCCACCTTGGAAAAATCTGCCTTTAGAGAAATCCACCTTGGAAAAATCTGCCTTTAGAGAAATCCACCTTGGAAAATACCACCTTTAGAGAAAATACCCAAAAATTACATAGATTCATATACGCTTTCTTCATCCATGGTGTCATAATTGCTCTCTGAATGGTCATCGACAATCTCAATATCAGACTTGGATTGTTTAGGAGGCGCCGATTCTCTAACTATGCAATAAATCATTGTTGCTATTGTCAATATTCCTACAGAAATCAAAATTATTGTCTTGATATCCAACATTTATTAGACAAATCAAAAATAATACATTATTTTTGGTTGATTTTTTGATGTTTATTTTTCTGATGATTTTGTAAAACCAACAAAAACCAAACCATCATACAAAAAATAAAATAAAGATTATCGTAGCAGCAAATAATAATCCATACAAACTTAATCTATAATAGGGAATTTCTTGTAGTTTAGAATTTAGCCATTCAGTATTAAAAATAAATACCAAAACTACGATAAAAAGTGCAATTATAACAGGAGCAAACGACGAAGTAGAGGGCTTTGAGATGTGTAAAAATCCTGCCTCATCTTGACTTAAATCTTGAATTTCATCAAGGTCCAACGTTTCTATAGACGTCATTTATATATATTAATAAATAAAACATTATAAAATGTCTGAATTGACTCTCGAAGAACGCGTAAGAATTACACGCGAAAAATATTTGGCAGACCCAAACTATAAACCTGGGCCACCTAAAGTCATCATAGATGTCATCGATTCAAATAATCCAAACGCTACTCTCAAACTTTCAGGTAAATCTGTATCTGATTTGCTGGCCAATACAACAAACCCTAAAGAATTGAGACTATTGAAAAGACAAATTGAAAGTCAACTCAAGCCTATTCAAAACGCCAAAATACCTCTTGAAATTAATTCGCAGACTATCAAAATGCTTCCTCACGTTATGAGATCTAAAATAGAAAGTGGACCAAACAGAGCACAATTCTTACTAGAATGCATCGCATGGGAAAAGAATCATCCAGAAGAGGAAAATTATTGGTCGGATAAAGCGATCGAAGTAATTTCAGTATGGGTTGGTGTTTGTGAAAATGACAAAGTTGAAGTTAAACAAATCTATGAGATGTGCAAAACCCTTTTTCCGCGTAAAGAAATTAGCTCTGACGACAAGTTGAATATTGCATCTGCATTTTACTTATCGAGTTATCTAGAATATTGCTTTGATCTTTACCACACTATTATAATTTGTCCCTATTCACGTTTAGAAATAAGAAACGAATGCTGTAAATTTCTATATTACTCTAATGACGAAAAATACGTTCCAGCCATTGAAAAACACCTAACAGACATCATAGAGAGTGACGCAGACGACGACACTAGATATGAATGCTTGGCTAGCTACGTCACCACGACGGGCATTTCAAGCAAATTTTTATCAAATATACTAAACATTTCTGAAGTAAATCAGCCTTTATTGACACGACTCTTTTTGAAATTTATAAATACAAAATGTGATCTATTTTACATTATCATGTCTTGTGAATTCCTCTTGGAGCAAAAACACGACACTTCCGCATATACAGTCGTTTGCGAAAAACTCTTATCTATCGCAAACGACAAATCAAGAGACGTCAGAACACGTGCCGACGCAGCAGACGTACTTCTTAACCACAACATTGAACCATTTGCGGCCATTGCTCAAGAAATCATTCAAGAGATTGGAGAATCTGGACAATCAGAGTTGGAGAAGAATATTTTCACAAACAAGGAGAATGTCCATTACCTAAATAACACATTTTCTAAATTTTTGGTATCTTCCCATCAGAAATATGTTGGTAAAATGCCAAAAATCCAAACAGTATTTGATTCTATTGAACAAATTTCCTCTGACATGTCTGAAGACTCTCTATTCAAGATTCGTCAGTCTCTTGATCGTATTATGCTCGAGCCAACCTTGCATACAGAACGAAAAATTTCAACTGGCGACATTTTTAGACTCATCTGGACAATTATTCAAACCCATAATCAAAAAGATGAACTCGAAAAACGCTTCCTCGAAGAACTCGAAGATATGGCAAATACATGCTCATCTGGTCACGCAAAACGCCTCGTAAACGTAATGGTAGGCTTTTACGACGACTTGGAGGGCTCTGTTGACATTAAAGATCAGTTTATTGCAAACATCAAAGCTCGCTTAATGGCGTGCATCAGACACGATAAAAATTGTGATGAATTGTTAGAGTCGATGATTGGAGAAAAGGAGATGTTTAACAACTTTATTCTCGAGAATAAAAATAACGTCGAGAAGGAATTGCGTCTTGAATTTATTGATGAAGGTTGGCTCTCTGAAAAGAAATTTAATGAATTGTTTAAATTGACTATTGATAAAATTGTGGGATAGATGAGCAAATTCATTTCTATAAATGAATGACTAGAACGAATCTGTTATAATTAATTTTATTTCAAAAGGAAAATTTTTTATTTTTTTCAAAAGAATCATCAATTCTTCTCTGATTTCATCTTCATTATAGATATTTTCATCCAGTTGAAACAAAATTTCCAATTCGTTTTCTCTCCAAGAGTATATGACGTTTGCTCCTATTTCATTAACGGTAGTGTATGTATTAACGGTCGACCTAATTTCATCATAATTTTTAGACTGTATTTTCCCCATTTTATTATAAAAATAAAAATAAATGAACAGAACTAAATGTAAATATTGTGGTATTGAAATATTGTCATTGTCTTTAAATTCAGTGTGTAAGAAATGTTTCATGAATGATATGAGACCACGAAACCAAATCGATGGTACTCAATTTACAGTTAAAGATACGTTGTCCAAAACGTATCCTCCTGGTCCTGTCCAAGTATCTGGAATAAATATAGTAAAACGTATAGTCAATCTTGAATAACCAGAAATAATAGATGTAACGTCGACTGAATGATGCGTCCATGGTTGATTTCCAGATAAAGGAAACGTGAAAAAATATACATTACCAACTAAAGCAGTCCCATTGTAAAAATCTATGCTAATGGTACGCTATATTACAGGTACCATCGATATAAAATAACTATCGTCCCAACTAAGAAAGGCAGAATTGTGTCTTGGTATGTTTATGTCCTGTTCCAAGTCATATGTTGTATTTGCTACACCATCCAACATATTATACATGGCATATTTTCCATATATCGGATTACCTACTGATAGACATCCAGTCGAATCAGAGTCTGAAACATGCCAGTTTCTTATCGCATTTGGACAAGTACCCATATCTAATGGACCATTGATTCTCCATGGAGCTAAATTACCAGTTTCAAAGTTTCCATTTTGAATAAGAGTAGGAAAATAGTCTCTACAATAAGGTGTATAATAAAAAGATGAGTTTTTACATGGATTACAGCATGATTTTAGTAATGTGTGATTAGCACGTGACATTTTTTAAATCTTTAAAAAATATTTATTGACATTTTTTCTTTTATCCAAAATTTTGAAATACATCAAATAAAACATGGTTGATATTTTTTAATATTATCATGCTTTACGACTTCGAGAGAAGATTTGTTTTGTTCAAGAATATTATCAATATATTCACTTGTTGTCTTTAGAATTACTCCATAACGCGTCGAAACTACAAATTTCTCGTTATAAAGACAAATTGTCGATTTCTTCTCATCATCAGCACTCTTATTTCGACCATCAATAGTTAGCGAAATAGAATCGGTCCATTGACCATTTTCCCAGATGATTTCGTTAAATGCATAGTTTTCTGGCTTAATAGCCTTTAAAGTAATTTTAACACCATTATCGATTGTAGTTTCAAAGTCACTGTTTAAGATTAGGTTGTCTTTCTCTTTGAGGGCATGCATCAAGGTATTTACTTTTGTCAAGACGAAATTATAGTTTGTTTTAAAGGTAGAATTTGTCATACTAGCTTCAAAAATCAAACTTGGTGGACCCGTTGAGAAGAATGTGATTGCAGCCGGATTTTTCAGCATGTGCTTCACCCACATTTTCTTGATCATTTTGATGGCGTATTTTTCAGATTGAAAGCCAGCAAATTTAATATTCTTTCGAAAAATAAACATATTGATGTTTTGTCCAGTTTTATAAGCGTAATTTATAGTTATTTGGTTGGGGAATGACGATTTTTTTGTTTTAATTCCTAATTTTTCCATCTTTATCAATTTTCCTTTGTCGTGATATTTGTCTGGATTGTAAGTATCTTTAAAAATTTGTATTTTTCCTTTTATTTCGACATGGTAATTATACTCGCCAAATGGTTTAGGATCGATACCTTTTATCCAATTGCCAGATTTGGCTGATATAATTGTCCCGGAGGAAGTTACGATGCTCTTAATGTCGACCTCCTTGCCTTTTTTGGTCATTGGGGGATTTCGTATAATAGGAAGCTCTAAAGAATCAAATAACTCCTTTGCGTTTATGCAAAAATTTTGATAATAACAAAGGATTGTTACTAGACTCACTTTATAGTCATCCATGTTTATATGGATGAAAAATTTTTATTATTTTTTCAGTTTTGAGATATTTATGGATATAAATATTTTGGTTTTTGGTTTGATCTACGGGAAGATCTGCTTGTGATTGCCAGGTTCTTGAGACTTGGCAATCAGCTCACAGAACTCGTTCCAAACTGCGCCACATGCACACATGTCAGCAAGATCGACACCATCATCCAACAACCTCTTAACCACTTGTTTGTTCAGACAACAATTCAAACACAAATTAGAGTGAGGGCTGTTAAAGCACATCAGACGATGACATATCGCACACTCGTCGAGATCACACTTGGAGCATTTTCCACGCGCTCCATGGACAATTGCTTGGATTTGATTTTGGTTTCAAATTTCAATTTTATAGCTTGCGTCTCTTTAATTTTTGTGGAGGACGTTTTATTCTATCATCTTCACCTTCCATAGTTGGCTGGAGAATAGGTGTGATTGACGTAACTATATCATGTAAATTACAAAATCGTTCATTTATATTAAGATATATAATTTTTTACCATTTCCAGTTTGGGATTTCCTCCAATTGTTTAATTTTTTGTGGAGAGAGTTTTTCCTTTTTGTAATTTTTTCTTTGTGTCCCAATCCAATTAGCCAATTTATTATATTCATACCCTTGTTTAGGTAAGTCATCATTCTTCTCTACATAAGCCTTAACTTCACTCCACTTTGTATTCCATTGGTCTTCTAATGGGTCCCAAGACCAGCATTTTATTGATTCCAGAAGTTTTATTTGATCTTTTGATAAATTATCTTTATTTTGTCGTTGTTTCCCAATCCAATTAGCAAATTTATCATATTTAGATCCATATTTAGGTAATTCATCATTCTTCTCTACATAAGCCTTAACTTCAATACAATGTGTATTCCATTGGTCTTCTAATGGGTCCCAAGACCAATATTTTATTGATTTCAGAAGTTTTATTTGATCTTTTGATAAATTATCTTTATTTTGTCGTTGTGTCCTAATCCAATTAGCCAATTTATTATATTTAGACCCTCGTTTAGGTAATTCATCATTCTTCTCTAAATGATCCACCAATTCCAAAAACATAACATCCCATGAGATTCCATTCAAGTTACCCAGTCTATCAAATACTTTAGTAGAAATCTCTCCAAAATCGACATCTCCTTCAACCCCAACATATTGGATCATAGATTTTTTCTTTGGGATCTTTTTACCTCTAGCCTTCAAGACAATTTCGTCATGGATAAAAGTGTCTTGTGCTCCTAAAGCCGAAAGAGTATTTCTAACCATTGGGAAATCGCCTTCAGAATCCAAGTCCTCTCCCATAAAAGCAGGGACAATAATATAAGCCTTTTCTTTATTCTCATGAACACGTAAGCATCTCATTGCTGTTTGGACAATGTCAATTTTGGAACCCTTATCTCCATTAAAAAATACAGCTTCAAGAGAAGGGATATCAGTTCCAAGATTAAAAATTCGGACATTAAAAATAATTAAAGGTGTCTTATTAATTTCAGCCAATACTTTATTTTTATCACAGGCTGATGCATTTGGCCGCATCAAGACTGTTTTAATGTCACCTTTATACATTTGAATAAAAGTCTTGTGGAATTTAAGGCTAGACGCATGACTATTAGAAGCAATCAAAACTCTTTTGAGATTAAACTGTTCAAGACAAATACATAGAAATTTAGCATATAAATCATGGCGATTGTCATCAAATGTTCCCTCTTCAAATTGAGCGTTACCGAGAATCACATTATAATCGCATAAAATCTTGTCTTCAATTGCTTGGCGACAAGAATAAGTAAACTGTTTACCATATTTCTTTTCATCGTCCATTGAAACGACATTTTCAATATGTTCTCCTTTGAAAATTTTAGGCGTAGCAGTCAAAAAGATTCTCTTATCTGTTTTGAAATCCTTTTTGTTAACGATTGTAAATTCACCCGTTCCAGTTGTCAAATGAGCTTCATCAGCAAACGTAATGTCAAATGAAAAATCACATTCATAAACTTGTTTTAAGCTGTGATAAGTGCAAATCGTAACAAATTTTTTATAGGCATGGTCAAACACCCCTTGTATAACTTCTTTACTAGTCGTCAACGTATACGCAACATCTGCCTCGTTTTCCTCATGTTGACTTCCAACAAGCAAAAATTCCGTGGATTTTTCACGAATAGCAAAATTATAAAACCACTGAGATAGCAATTGAAGTGACGGAACGACAATTAAAACCTTATAGCTATCCAAATCTCTAATTATACTGTGTGCAAACAGAGTTTTACCAGAACCACAAGGCGCAATTACAGAACAAACTTTTTTATGCTGACTAACAAATTTCTTTGCCTCAATTTGCCAATTACGATATTTGATGACAGGTGGGACAGAACAAATTTTCCCAAAAGTCTTGTATTTTTCAACATTTTTCTTAAAGAATCCCCAATCCATGTTCATCAAGTCAGAAAGTAAAATATATTTAAACTTTTCAGTCGTCGGTAAATTTTTAGACAACTCGTTTGAATTGCTAAAAAGAAACAAATGTTTAACTATTGCCTTACAGTCAAGAGCATCAATAGACATTCCAGCGAAAACAGAACGGTTGTGGCAACTTTGTTTAGATCTCCATTTTACTTGAATTAATGAAATCGTCTTATCAGTATGAACTATTACTGCATCTGTCCCAAGATCATTTTTTGGAAGGCCCAATTTACAGATTTCATCGGTTTCATCAAAGGAGTATGAGAAATATTTCTCAATGTTGAACAAATGTTTGTGGATTTTGAAATACATCATGGCGAAAAATTCCTGAATGTAACCCAATTCGTATGGCTTTAAACCACTAATAGCGTCAAAGTACTCTTCTATTGATTTTGAATTGACGATCGCTTCTAAAGCTGTATTTTTAAGAGATTCTTTATCCAGTGTGATGAGGTAGTAGTGACAAAATTGACAAAAGCCTAAACTCACAAAATCTTTTGGGCAAGTCATGAAGCTCTTTTTACAAGAAGAACATGTAATATCAAAATTGATCTTTGATGACACTGTCAGTTTTGGATGACTAATTTTGAACTGCTTGTCCTTGCACGTAATTTTTGGATACGTAGCCCAAAAATTATTTGTCTGCATTGATAAAAATTATGAATTTAATTTTTAAATCAGTTTTTGTTGTCAATCTTTAATCTACCTTGCGTCTCTTTAATTTTTGTGGAGGACGTTTTATTCTTCCATCTTCACCTTCCATTGTTGGCTGGAGAATAGGTGTGATTGACGTAACTATATCGTGTAAATTATAAGCTTTTACGTTTTCAGAAAGTATTTGGGCGAGAACATATGGAGGTATACGATATGGAGCTGACGACAATTCTAAATCTCTAAAGGCCATAGCTCCACCTATTATACTGTCATGTTGAGATTTTAGATATTTTTTAACGTATGCATAAGATTGATTGTTTTTAGTCAAGCTATTAAAAACTCTAGGATCTTTAGCTAATTCTTCAACTACATTCATATGTTTATGCGCAAAAGCATCGTCAACAAGAGGGCGAGGAGGTCTCGCAGCTGGACGCGGAGGAGGAACCCATGCTGGGTTTACTCTAGGATCAGCCATAAAAAGCTTTATAACTGACAAATGACCTTTTTGTGCAGCATATATAATTGCATCAAAATTTTTCATAGGATCAATTCTACCATCTTTTAAAAGCATCTCTACTATTTCTGCATTTCCTGTTGTAGATGCATTTGTAAGAGCGGTTGTGTCGCTAATATCAAATCTCTTGTCATCTAAAATTGCTCTAACTACCTCTGGGTAGCCATATTCTGCCGAATCATTTAACGCTTCTATAGCCTCTTCTTGCGAAATGTCTTCTGTCGCAAGCATAAGTTTTACTTCGTCTATTTTACCATTCATCGCTGAATTTACAAAATCGCTCATTTATATTAGAGATATAAATTTATGTTTTTTTTTCAATACCCACCTATACCACAACAAATACCCAAACGTTAAAAGAGTGATCCGATACCCAAATATTTGGTTGTCTATCAAGATAAGGAACGACTTTACCGTATAAGCCATTATCTGGAAAAATTAGTTTATGAAGCATAGAAAATGTTCTAGAATCGTATAAAATGTTGTCTATATTTGTCCATGCCTCTTGATCACTCTTTGTTTGAGATACCATACCATAGTCGTTAATAGTGTATCTGGAATAGCTAGTTGCTACACGTCCTATGTTATCCAGTATAAATGGCGTCATGGGTCGATTTCCTAGTATGCTATATATGTCATCGTTATAGTCTCCAACTATGATTGAATCTGGTTTAGCCAATTTTTCTAAAATCTCTCTTCTTTCGTGGGTTTTATTTGGTGCTCCTATCAAGTGGACATTGAAAATATTAATAAGTTTACCGTCTTTTAGCATCAAGCTATCACCTCTAATTTTTGAATATTTAAAAGTTTTATGATCGATTTGGAGAGGTGCACCAATTATAAATTCTTTTCTAACCATTGTAACTAAATTTTCTTTAGAGGAATATTGTAAAAAGTATCTAGTTACTACTGAATTTAACATCTCAAAATATTCCTTTGTGACTTCCTGAAGACAAATTATATCTGAATTTTGTTTGGAAATGAAATCTACAGAGTGGCTATATCTAGATTGCCATTGCTCTTCTGTTTCTCCGGCATAGATGCTTCGTGCGTCTCCTTCAAATGGCATAGAGTAATGAGATGTTTTATGTGACATTACGTTAAAATTTGCCACATTTATGATATTTTTAAAGGCTAAATTGTACGCATTCATTTATAAAAACGAATATTTTTTGGTATAAAATATAAATGGACGATCAGGAATATTTGTCAATAATGGCAGAGTTACGTTTTATTGGGTCTGTAGGTGAAAACCAATTCCTCAATTGCACTACCGGAAAAATCGTGTCCAAAAACATTTTCTCTTGTGTTAGTCGCCAAATATGGTATAAACAAGAAAATGGTCAAACATGCTCAAGATACTGCAAAAACGTAATCATTAAAGCCCTACGATTATACGATAAATATAAAGAAATAGAAGGAATGAGCGAATATATAAAATCTATAAAAAAATATATCGAAGACGCTAAAATAGGCATGGAACATCTCAAAAACACTCATGCCAATAATACTCTTGCCTTTGCTACGTTTGATAGTATTATCGACTGCATAAAGCAAAGAATTGATTGATTTTTTGGTGTTATTTACTATGGCTGTTGGTTATTTTCTATGGCTGGTTTTCCATGACTCAACATTTACTCTGTCGCATTAAACACCCTTACTGGCAATGTTTGCAGTGTCCATGGAGGGATTCGAAAATGAATCTTTTGGATTCGTAATAGTTTGGTCTATCTTCGACGGCGATTCCTTTGTGTTCATTAGCGCCATCTTGAAGAACACCAGACACATACAAGTATAATCTATCTTTATTTTGTAAATAGTTATCTATATCGTGTTTTTTATAGTTATCGATAGCGTGTTTGGAACAGATATCGCAAGGAAACAAGGCAAGAGTGAGTTCAATCCATTGCTTATATAAACGCTTGTTTTTCTCGGTTGGTTCATAGTTTGCTACGAAACATTTAAGGGTATGCCATGTGGCTGGTCCAACGAACACGCTAGGTTTTACTTGTTCATATGTCTCCATTTATATTTATTTTTATATTTTATTCATTTTTTATATTTCTATCGTTTTTCACTTTATAAGATGGATAAGATTATAAAAGAATTGTTAAAAAATGTTGACCCTACACCGTTTTATAGACTCGTCTTAAAATCAACTGAAGACGTAAAGCTACTAGAACCACTCTTTATAAATGCTTGCTGTGATAACCAAATAGAAACAGTAAGAGATTTACTTAGATTGATAGACCCATCTATCAACGATAACGAAGGTTTTAGATTGGCTTGTACTTTTGGTCATACTGAGATCGTAGAGATTCTACTTTCAGACTCTAGAGTAGATCCAACTTCGTGGAAAAACTCTGGTATTCGATCGTCCTCTAGATTTGGGCACTTGGAAATCGTCAAACTTCTTTTAGCTGATCCCAGAGTGAATCCAAAAGACGATGATTCAGCAGCTCTATATTATGCTAAAAAGTATGGACACAAAGAAATTGTCGAATTATTATCTAGCGTAATATAAAAATGCCTTTTGTAAATTCTGCTCAACGCCGCGCATGTTACTATAGGGAGCAAAACGATATAAGAAACGGTAGAGAAGTAGCTTGGGATTGTAAAAAATTTGGAAAGTTACAGTATGCAGGTAGATTACGTACTGTCTATGTTACCGAAAGGGGCGCCAAATACGTAAACGTAGACGGTAAAAAAGTCTATGTTTATGGCGTGTGGTGATATCTATATATCTATGGTGTGAGTGACTATGAAATCCTCAGAGAGAAAAATACGCTTAAGGAAAACGTCGAGAAAACATTCTTTTGACGAAAAGAATAATAAATGACGTTATTTAATTTTCAAATTCGTGGAACAAAGTTGAGACCTTTATTTTTATTTTTATCGACGATAATACAGGACAAGATTACGACACTTCATATTTCGAGAAACGAGATTCGTTGTAGTGAGGTGAGTTCCAACAAGAGAATTTTATTTAATTATTCATTAGATTCGAAAAATCTTGTCAATTACATTTATGAATATGAAGAACCTGTAACAAAAATTCGTTTCGAATTGAAATGGCTAATTGAAAAAATTCAAGAAGTCAAGATTAAAAATAGAATTCAGTTTACAGTTTTAAAAGATAGTCCAGATAATTTAGAAATTACAATTTTTGGTTCATCAAAAACCAAAAAAGATAAAAAAATTAAATTGTCCCTATCTCCAGAAATGAAAATTCAAGAACCACCAGCAACCATGTACTATGAACAACCAATTACCATCCATAAAGAAGACTTTCTTCCCTTTCTTAAAATCAAGCCCGCTGTAAAAAGTGGAAAAGTTGTAAAAGAAGAAATTAGAATAAGAATTCAAACACCAGGATTCATAAAATTTACAAGAACGATAGATAATAGTGAATCGGAAAAATATGGTATTTTGAAAAAAGACCATCCAATTTACGAAGAAAATTTTTATATAAATGAATTGAAACATCTCATTAAATTACAACCAAGTACAGTCGTTTTTAACATATATCAACCAACCGATGAAAAAATGCCTCTTTGTATAGGAGGACTCTGCGGAGAATATGGATCATGGAAAGTTTACATACATTGCTGCGATGCAAAACCCATAACAGAAGTATCAACATAAATTTTCAACAGTCAAGACATTTTTTATTATCCAAAAACTCGAAGGAAACGTTAAATTTTCGATTTTCTCCTTGTCATAACATAAAAATTGGTTATGAATACAACAGTCACAACCGCCAATTTTGTAAATATCTAAACAATCCTGAATACATATATCACGCTGACAATAAGTATACCAACCAAAGACGTCCTCTAATGTCAAACTTGGGTAGTTTTTATCGAGCCAAATATCTAGTTCCAATTCATATCTCGTGACTTTTCTAAAGCAGTCAATACATAGGGTAGAATTTGCTATTGGAAGCATACAACCTGGATAATTACAGTGAATATACATTTTATGATAGTAGAAAAAAATTTAAAATTATAAGATGTATATATTTGACGATCGTCAACAAATAAATTTGTCAAAATAATAAATGACAGAAATCATGTTCCTCCAGGATACAAGATTCATATAAAGAACGAGTTAAAAGAGGTGTATGTTAAGGAAGGGGATTATGACGTTATATGTTTTCCTACTGTGCCTAGTGTAAACGATGTTGAAAATTTTCTTTCTGAAAAGTATGATCAAATGTATTTATCAACACAATATAACAAAATTTGGAATCCGGGATTTTTTGATAAGGTGAGACGTATTTGGTTAAATAAATTTCTTATTATAAAATGGTACATGAAGAGATGGATGTAAATTCGATGGACGCAAGTCCACGACTCCAGATTCATGATCAATTTGAAGATATGGTTATAAACGAATTCAACATAATCTGCAAGGGAGAATATAATAAAGACTGGGATACTTATTTTGAAAATAACCAAACCAAAATTATTAAAGAATTTTTATGGGATCCGACTATCCCATCTCTTAAATATAAAAAATGGATTGGGAATATGATTCATGACAATTTACCACATTCTCCAAGAAACGTCATTCCATGCATTAATGGAGAACACTATATACTCGAATATATACAAGCCTACATTACTAATATGATAAGGTTACAAAATAAATTGCTCTATGTAGAAAGAAATACTAGTTACTTTACTGATATTTCCCTTGAACAAGCTGTATTGGTTTCAGAAACCGATTATATTTCTATTGATGGAGTTGTACATCCTCAAAATAATAGAAAATATATATTATTTGGAATTGTTGGTGGAATTTTATTGACATATTTTTATTTCAGACATTAATAAAAATGGATGCTGTATTTTTATTAGCAATCGTTGTCGTAGCCGCTATAGGTTATGCTTTCTATACTCGCGCTAATCCTCAGCCCCAACCGCAGTCATTTAGTGATAAATATATTGATACAATGTATTTATTGCCAAGTTATGGTTTAGATTATTATGGCACACCAAATTGGTCGAGATGGGGTTGGGGCAATAAATGGGGTAATCATTGGGGACATGGTCATCAAGGTCATCAAGGCCATCAAGGTCATCAAGGCCATTAAATAAATTTATGAACAACTTGGTTAAGTAGGATGGTAATGTTTTGAATTTGGTGGGCAATCAAGTCAAAATCTTCTTGATATTCAGTTACGTTTAACTGATTAACAGTAGAGTTTAAATTTAAAACAAAAGAATTTAATGTATTTGTGAGAGAGGAAATATGAAAACATAATACTCCAGAAATTATGGTCATAATAGTTCCCGAAACTACACAAACACTAATATATATAGGTAAATAATCGCAATGATCTCTAAACATTCTTATTGTTATAAGAATTTTTAATTGCTTTTCATTTTTTTTGGGTTATCACTTTTTAGATACTAAAGATTTGATTAATGGAAGCCAAAACTCAGGATTAGCACTAGCCATATGACCACCATAAAACAACATTCTCAAACTCTCCAAAGGCTCGAACTTTTCAAGCAGACAGAGTTCAGTTGGTCTCACATAAAAAGAGGTTTCACACAAAACTCTAATTCCTCCTCGATCTGATATGAATTTAATACCTGATACATCTCTCTCTACCAGGATTGCATTCCACGCTTCGACCATGTTGTTTGTCATTGTTGATAACCAAATAGTTTTTAAAAATAAATATCAATTTCTTGATGTATATGGATGCTTTAGCGTCTTGACGGATGATATTTCCATTGTGCCAACAATTCCTGTACTTCTTGGTTGGCTGATTTAGCTTTTGATGCATCAACCCTAGAGTCTTGAAGTAAAAGTCTAACTACTTCTACATGACCCTTTTGAGATGCCCATTGAATAGCACAGTTATCCTTGTCTGCTGGATTAACTCTAGTATCCGCCAAAAGTAGACGCACAACTTCTACATGACCATTTTGGGAAGCATCAATAATTGATATATTATTTCTGTCTGCTGGATCTACTCTAGGATCGGCTAAGAGTAGACGTACAACTTCAACATGTCCATTTTGAGATGCCCATCGAATAGCACAGTTATCCCCATCTGCTGGATCGACTCTAGGATCAGCCAAAAGTAAACGCACAACTTCTACATGACCATACATAGATGCCCATCGAATAGCACAGTTATCCCCATCTGCTGGATCGACTCTAGAATCAGCCAAGAGGAGACGTACAACTTCTACATGACCATTATGAGATGCCCATTGAATTGCTTTCATAAATTCGTTCATTTGTATAAATGAAATGTTTTAAAAATAAATATCATTTTTTTATTGTGTATCTAAGGATTTCTAGACGGATGCTATTTCCATTGTGCCAATAGTTCCTGTACTTCTGGGTTGTCAGATTCAGCTTTTGAAGCATCAACCCTAGCGTCTTGTAGTAAAAGCCTTACTACTTCTACATGACCCTTTTGAGATGCCCAGTGAATAGCACAGTTATCCCCATCTGCTGGATCGACTCTAGGATCAGCCAAAAGTAGTCTAACAATTTCTGTATGACCATTTTGTGATGCTGTGAAAATATCTATATTATCAAAAACTGATGGATCTACTCTTTTATCAGCTAAAAGTAATCTAACAATTTCTGTATGACCATTTGCTGACGCGATTCGAATAGCCCAATTACTAAGATCACTTAGATCTACTCTAGGATCATCTAAAAGTTGACGCATTTCTCTAATAAAACCAACTTCAGACGCCAAACGAATATGATAATCCCATGATGGATCAAATTCATCCATTTCATCCATTTCATCCATTTCATCCATTTCATCCATTTATTGGATAAAGCATAACAACATATTTTATCATTTTTTGTAGTATTGAAAAACCAACATAAATATCCAATATATATAAATGTCATTTAACAAATTAAATGCGAATGAGCGTTTAGCAAAACGTCAGTTAACAAACCTTTACCCGGTTTATCCTTATGCTGTAGATGAAATCTGTAATCAAACTACTAAAATAGGAGGAAAATTGTTTCGTGATGCTCTAATTTATATGGCTGAAAATAACGAAAATCACAAAAAAGCAATCCTATTATTCGTCCAAAATGTAAATTCAAAGTTGGTTAGAGCGAATGATAAGCACTATTTCAACTACTTTACAAAACTATGGAAGGAATCTCAGGAAGAAATAATAGAACAAGACGAATAGTTTCTTGATGGATGATATTTCCATTGCGCCAATAATTCATGTATTTCTGGATCAGTAGATTCTGCATCTGACGCGTCAACCCTCGGATCCTGGAGGAGAAGCTTGACTATTTCTACATGACAATTTTCAGATGCATATCGAATAGCTTCATTGTCATCATCTGACGGATCAACTCTGGAATCGCCCAAAAGCAGCTTTACTATTTCTAGATGACCTTCGTCAGATGTGATTCTAATAGCGTAGTTATTACATGCTGTTGGATTAACCCTATGATCAGCCAAAAGAAGGCGCATAACTTCTATATCGCCATTCATAGATGCATTTCGAATACTTTCATTGTTACAATCAGATGGATTCACTCTAGAGTCAGCCAAAAGGAGGCGTAATACTTCTACATGACCTTCTCTAGATGCCCGTCGAATAGCCCAATTATTCACGTCTGACGGATCAACTCTGTGATCGGCCAAAAGTAACCTTACTACTTCTTCATGACCATTTTGTGATGCGATTCTTATAGCCCAATTACGATCATCAGATGGATCAACTCTTTTATCCGCCAAAAGTAGACGCACAACTTCTGTATGTCCATTTTCAGAAGCCCATATAATAGCCAAATTATCATCATCTGATGGATCAACTCTTTTATCAGCCAAAAGTAGACGCACAGTTTCTACATGACCATTTTGTGATGCCATTTGAATAGCATAATTATTTTGATCTGATGAATCAACTCTGGGCAAAAGTTGTTTAACCTTTTCAACATCCCCACATTTGCAAGCTTTAATAAATTCATCCATTTGTATAAATGAAATATTTTGTATTTTTAAATCAAATTTTCAATTTCTTGATGTATATGGAAACTTTAGTTTCTTGATGGATGATATCTCCATTGTGCCAACAATTCCTGTACTTCTTGGTTGGTAGATTCGGCATATGATGCATCAACCCTAGAGTCTTGAAGTAAAAGCCTTACTACTTCTACACGACCATTTTCAGATGCCCATTGAATAGCATAATTATCATGATCTGATGGATCAACTCTAGAATCAGCCAAAAGTAGTCTAACTACTTCTACATGTCCCATTTCAGATGCGATTCTTATAGCAAAGTTATAATTATCAGACGGATCAACACTAGCATCGGCTAAAAGTAGTCTAACGACTTCTACTTGACCACAACGAGATGCCCATCGAATAGCATAATTATCATCGGCTGATGGATCAACTCTTTTATCAGCCAAAAGTAGACGCACAATTTCTACATGACCATTTTCAGATGCATATCGAATAGGCCAATTATCCTGATCAGCCGGATTAACTCTAGAATCAGCTAAAAGTAGTTTAACAACTTCTACATGACCATTTATTGACGCAATTCGAATAGCTCTATTATCACAGTCTGCTGGATCCACTCTAGAGTCAGCCAAAAGAAGTCTAATAACATCTTCACGACCTTCTAGAGATGCAAAACGAATAGCATAATTACCACAGGTTGATGGATCAATTCGAGAATCAGATAAAAGACAGCCAATCGTTTCAATATCTTCATTTTCACAGGCTTGATAAAATTCTTCCATTTGTATAAATGAAATATTTTGTATTTTTAAATCAATTTTTCATAATAATATAAATGAATCAGCAAATGTTAATACATTTTATTAGAACGAATAATATTCCAAAAATGTGCCAAATTTATCAGAATCATCGACAGGAAACTCTAGATTTTTTATCAAATTTTACTTTAGATGATGGTACAAGTATTCAATATCCACCTAGACATTTCTTGAAAAATTATGGGAATTCATGTGCAATAGATTCTCTACTTTATATCATTTTCTTTTGTAAACATTCTTATTTCATAAACATAATTTTAAACAATCCTGGAGAGTTTGAAACGAAAAAGGAATTTAGGGAAGAAATTTTACCTGCAATAACAGGGTTATATGGCGATCATAAAAAATGGAGAGAAAGCATTATTCCTATTCAGAAAATTATAAGCAAATGGACAGAGACTGATTGTTTTGAGATCAAGTCAGGAACACATATTTGGTCTTTATTTGCAGACGCGTTTATGAATTTGCAGTTCAAGGTAGAGAAGGATAATTATACGATTTTGGCGACTTATTTAGGTTTAGATATTCTTCCATCTGAGATTAAGAATGCACCACATGTAGTTTTAGGTGATGACGATCCTCCTACTACAAAAGTACATGTTCAATCTATGGAAGGTTTAGAGGCAGTATTGTTTTTTGTGGGTAAAGCTCATTATACGTGTGCTGTCAAAGGTAACGATGATACTTGGTTTTATTATGATGATCTTAGAGAGAAAGTACTACAAATTAAAGATCCTAAAAATTTTATTTTTAATGAAACACCTGTGAAAAAACCTCAATTATTTTTTTATATACTATAAATGAACTACATCGAATTTATTAAATTAGGCAAAAGTGAAGTTGAAAAATCGAGCTTTGCCGGAGATATAAATTTAGGTACAGTTAAACACGAGGTTGGAGTAAGACGTTTTTCTGGCAAAGTGAACGTCTACAACTCTAAACTTTTAATTTGGTCATTGAATGCCATAGATGGGCAATTTAGTGGCGACTATGTAAAATATACCGATTATATGCCGTCGTCGTTTACGGGATATTTGGCCGGTTATGTTACGTTTAATTGGAGACAACCAGAGATTATGACTCGTTATAGAAATGGTTTATTAGATGGACCAGTAACGATTTATCGTAAAGATGGTTCAAAAGAGTTTTTATTAAATTATAGCATGGGTTTATTAGAAGGAGAACAAAAACATTACATTACGACATCTGCTAGAGTTTTGCATAGATATAGTAAAGGTGTCTGGAAAGAGTCTAGCAAGCAATTGAAAAATTGGTTTGGTACTGTTGAAATTGACGAAGTTTCCAGTCATAGAGAATTAAAAGCCCGAGTTAAAACTTTAGTATAAATTCATAATTGTTTATGAATTTTTTGTTTGGTTTTGTTTTTCTTTTACCACTACTTTTCTACTACAACACCAAAACATCAATAATACAAGTTGTCGTTGGCATATATAAACAAAATACCGTTTGATACATAGAGTCCCTGTATAATATAATCACTCCTGCGTATACTTCCTCTAGTATACCTATACAATGGTTTTAATTTAGAATTTTTATCCACCAAATTTTTATATGCAGAGTCTAATGGAATCGATAAAAATTTTTCCGCGGCAGAAATAGCATACTTTACTGTTTCGAGTTTATTAAAATCTAATTTATATAATGTCGTGCCAAGATAAACATCAAAAATCACCGATTTTACTTTTTGTTTTGGTAAAGCTGTGTTTATTTCAAATTTAAAAGTATGTTTTGGTGAAGTTTCGATTTCTTGTTTAGGTATAAACGATATAGCATTTTTGGAAATCATCATATGAGTCTTTATTAAATCATACAATTCTTTATGTTGTGGCGCCGACTTTTTAGACGCCGACTTTTTAGACGCCGACTTTTTAGAGGACGATTTCTTGGATGACGACTTTTTGGATGACGATTTCTTGGACGCCGACTTTTTGGATGACGATTTCTTGGACGCCGACTTTTTAGACGACGATTTCTTGGACGCCGACTTTTTAGACGCCGACTTTTTAGACGACGCCGACTTTTTAGACGACGATTTCTTGGACGCCGACTTTTTAGACGACGATTTCTTGGACGCCGACTTTTTAGACGACGACTTTTTAGACGACGACTTTTTAGATCCAGATTTCTTAGATGCCGACTTTTTCGATGACAATTTCTTAGATGACCGAAGACGTATAATCATTTCAGCCTTTGTCCCGTTTTTAGCGAGACCTTTTGCTCCTAAAAGTTCTCTTAGTTGAACAACTGTAAGATTTTCAAATGAAACCATTTTATATATTTAATATATAATTTTTTTTGTTTTTTGTTTTACAACACATCAATGACGAGTTGGATAGAATCGGAAAAACTCTTCGATCGCCGCCATGTTTGTTGTGTTGCAGAGAGCTTTCCAAATGAGATCTTCGGCTCCAGATTTAAAGAGCGAATTTTTGATGTTTGTAGCCTTGTACATGCTTGGAGGAAAGACGACGTACATTCCTGTGATCTTGTTTCGCACGTCGTTCATGAAATTGTTTTTGGCGACTTCAACTGTCTCATGGTACAACTGCAAATCCTTTTTCGTAAAGTACTCGATCGCAACCGAAAACTCCTTTTGGAGTTCAGCGTCCTGAGGGGACTTTTCAAAGAGGTTAGAAAGAATAAACAATGCAGCGTAAAGAGAATGCGAGCGACAACGAAAACGACGAAAGTATTCGTCATCCGCCATAATGTATTTGATCGACATAATCATGCCAGTGTCGTCAAACGCAGTAAAAAGAATCGGACGACCCTCCTCAAGGCGCATAGTGAGAAGGTTTTGCTTGTGCACCAAACTCGAGCCAATGACCAACGGCTCTTTGATTTGCGCTGGCGGCGTAGTCCATTCGGGGACGTGAGGACCAATGAATTTCGTGCCATTCCAAATGAGAGTCTGGTAGATGCACGATTCTTTGACTTCTTCGTACAGGTCATTGTCTTTGTGGCAGAGAAAGTAGGAGATGCAGAGATCAGTGGTTTGGTTCATGATTTCGGCGATTGTTTGCTCGTTGGCGATTTCCTCAAACAAAACGCCAAAAGTTTTCTCACTCGACCATTTGCGAAGATGGCCTTCGACGCTCTTTTGCGTAGCCATGAACCAAACGCGATCAGCCGTCTGACGCCAAGGAGCATAGCGAATCGAGATCGAGTTGTACTCTTCTCGCGAAATGGAAAAGATGCGGAGACTCGTGCCGCCCAACATGGCAACAGTGATGCACCAATTCATTTGTGGAGTCACTTCGATCTTGACGTCATCGCAAATCACAGTCGACGTATTGTGATAGCCAAAGCACACAACTTTCTCTCCAAGGCGAATAGAGCCAGTAGCAAGGTTGATATTAAAGTCGGTCATTTATTAGTTTATTTGATTTTAAGGTAAAAAATCAATTTTTTGTTAAACTACATGAGCAAAGCGAATGTAGTCTAAATTGAGACGAGCGAAGCGAGGATTTATTTTTGTGCGATTATCTTTTTATGTGAGCAAAGAGAATAATCGAGACGAGCGAATATACAGAAAACTAGCCTCCTCGCAATCGCAAGACGAGATGGAGTGTGCTTTCTTTCTGAATGTTATAATCGGCCAAAGTTCGTTCATCTTCCAATTGCTTTCCAGCAAAGATCAGTCGCTGTTGATCTGGTGGCACGCCCTCTTTGTCTTGAATTTTTTGCTTGACTGCGTTGATAGTATCGCCAGATTCGACGTCGAGTGTAATAGTTTTGCCAGTAAGAGTCTTTACAAAGATTTGCATTTAATAATCGTAATCTACCAAAAAGAAAAATCATTTTTATATTTTCTTGATTTTTTTCTTGATCTAACCCAAAAAACCCAAAATCAACCAAACAATTCTTTCCATTGCGGTATTCTATGGTCCCATGTTTGCTCTAAAGCCCAGTCAAATTGTTTTTGACGAAATTCTTGTTTTAGATTGGGAGAATCTTCTAGTTTATGTATTAACGACATTGCCTTTTCATACCAAATATTGACGTTTTCCTTTTCTATTAAACCCTCTGTAACGACATTTTCACGTAGACCACCTTGAGGAGCGGCAATGGCGATAGGTCCATAGTACGCCATTTCTATAGCTGTAGTACAACACGATTCAAACGAACTACAGTATAGCCAATATTCTGTATTTTTTAATTTTTCAAACAAGACTTTTTGTGAAACTTTTCCGATATATGTTATACTTTTGTCATTCTCGTATTGTCGAAATCGTTCAGCACTTTCTGGAGATTTGGTATAATAAATAGTCAAGGTTGCTGCAGGAAAATGCGTCTTGATCATACTCCATTTCTCCAATAACAACCATAAACCACGAGTCGGACATGAACACCATACAAAAGACAATGGATGTCTAGCTGTTCCAAATGGACTATAATTTGGCTCGAGTGTAATGCCATTTCGAATTACGCAATATGATTTTTCTTTGGTTTCTACTTGATTCTCTCTATCTGCTTGATTCTCTCTATCTACTTGATTCTCTCTATCTACTTGATTCTCTCTATCTACTAGATTCTCTCTATTTACTACATCTCTATACAGAGACAATTTATAACGCGGAGCCAATTTCTCTAGAAACTGAGCTTCGCCTACATTAATCCATTTGTCAACAAAAGGTTCAACGTTTTTCATCAACTGATCTCCGATGAGGGTGCCGTTCCATTGGGGGAGGAAATATGGGTCATGAGCCCAGACGAATATTTTACTCTTTTTATTTATCGTATAGTCTAGAAAAATATTCATATATCTACATACAACGACGATATCAGGAGTTTCAAATGTTTCCCAATCTATACTCGATCTCCATTTAATATTCCAACGATTGAGAAAATATCCCTTTGGTTTAGAAATAAAAACTGAAATGTCATAGTCTACCCCAAGACGTCTACATGTTTCATACAATGCCAACTCGCTTCCGAAAACTCCCTCTATCGAGTCAAGTTGCGCTTCTGGATTAAATAGTTGGCCTCCGTAACTCGTCAAAAACGCAATCGTTTTCATTTATTATATTTTTATTATTAATCTAATTTAGATCGAGAAAATTTTACGTTTTGATTTTTGTTAAATCAAAAAAGGAAAATTAGATTACTCTAAATTTATATCATGATCTTCGCTTTCGATAATGCTTTCGTCATCGGATCCTGCGTCATTGGATACTTTTTTAGGAGGCTCTTCTTTTTTGGGTACTGGAGCCGGTTTACCCATTACCTGAGATAAAAATGCTTCGATATTGGCTAATCTTGCTAGAATTTCTTTATTTTCTTTTTCTAGCTTTGCAATTGTCTCATCTTTTGACGATATTTTACTATTTAGCCAAAATGCGATGCTGGTAACCAATACCAATTCGACCCCTATATGGATTAGCATCGTCTTATTATTTTGTATTACATCCATCTTTTTAATCGTGTTTTATATTAATGCAAGTTTTATATAATTGTTTATATAATTTGGTTTTCTTTTGTTTGTCTTTTTGGTTCAAAGAGTAGAGTTTTTTCGGCAAGCGATATTCAACGCAGCCTTGATTTTCGAGATGGAGGCCTTTGTTGCGCGAGCGTTGGCCTCCTTTTTCACCGCGATGCGCATGTCGTCGTCGTATTCGTAATCCTCGACTTGATACTTCTTGATCAGTTTGCAAGTATAGACGTTGACCCACTCGTCCTCCTTTGCCTTTTTGAGTGCAGCCAAAATCTTAATGTAGTTGAGTTCGTCCTTTTCAGCGTCGTCGGCATCCTCGTCCTCATCGTCGTCGGCATCAGCGTCGTCGGCATCCGCCTCCTCATCCGCCTCCTCATCCGCCTCCTCGTCCGCCTCCTCGGCCTCCTCTTCCGACTCCTCGTCTGCCTCCTCATCCACCTCCTCGTCCGCCTCCTCGTCCGCCTCCTCATCAGCCTCCTCATCAGCCTCCTCATCAGCCTCATCAGCCTCATCAGCCTCATCGTCATCGAGATCGATATCAGACGATTCGTCGTCTTCGACCTTTGCCTTTCTGGTCGCTGGCTTTTTCTTCTCCTCGACCTTTGCCTTGCGAACCGGCTTCTCCTCTTCGCTGTCGTCGTCATCGCTGTTAGTACCGTCTTCCTTTGGCATTACCTCGGTATTGTCGTCGTCCGCTTCTTCGGCTTCGTCGTCAGTTTCATCAACGTCGTCAACAGGCAAAGTGGCGGCGGCGCGTTTGGGAGCTTCTTTGGTAGACGGGCGCTTCTTGGCGGGAGCTTTGGGAGCGGCTTTCTTAGTCGCCTTTTTTGCTCCCTTCTTAGTCGGCTTTGGCTCTTCTTTTTCAATGTCCTTCCAGTCGACTTGGGTATCGAGAAAGGTGACGAGCTGGAGAAACTTGAGCTCGTCTTTGTTTGCTGCGCAGATGAAATACTTGTCAGATTTGATCATCTTACTTGGGTTGAAATCGACTTTGCGGGAAGAAAAGGCGCTCACGAGCTTGTCTTCAGGGCATGCTTTGACGTGCTTGAGGAGCTTGGTGATGTTGGCCTGAGACCAATCAGATGGGATTTCTGGATTGACAGAGGGCATTTTCGGCTCAGAAACACGTCCCGTTTTCGTCGCAATCCAATCAATCAACTTCTTGTGTTTGATTGGGCCAAAGATGCGACTTTTTTCGTTCTTGTAGAACGCTTCTTGTTGTTTGGTTGGCGCGACGACTTTTTCTTTTTCGACGTGAACGTATTGACCTTTCTTGACTCCCTTTTTGCACAAACGAATAACAGCCAAGACGCGCGACTTGCTCATTCCTGCAGGCATGCCCTCAAAATCGACATCAATCTCCTCCTGAACATCGCTCTGAAAGTCCAACAGCTCGAGAATTTCAGCCTTGGTCATGTTCGCCTTCAACTTTTTCGTGGACAGCACAGCAGCAACGGCCTCGATGATCTTGCGGGTGTATTCAGTAGAGAGTTCAGTAAACATATTTTGCATTTGGTGAAAACCATATGGTTTTTGAGTTTTAAAATCATTTTTTTATTGATTTTATTGCTTATGTTTTTATTAGTTATGGTTGCTTTTATGATATATTGTTGATTTATGGAAGATAGAAGTAATCAAACAAGACGCAATTTGCCACTCTTAATGTGCTTTTTGATATCTCTTTGAATACAACTAAAGATCAAGTCCAACACGTGACACTGAGGGATTGAATAGACGCCATTCATGCAAATGCAGTCGTGAACATTGAATCCCTTGAGAAGAAACCATTTATGAACCAAATCAAATTGGCTACAAACTTGAAGTAGAGTATCGTCTATTTCGTATGTGTAAACTGTTTCTTCTTTTTTGTATTTTTCTATATATTTTAGGATGAGAGATGGATTTTTCTTGATTTCTTCCAATTGACGATACTTGTTTTGCACGTCCTCATAATGAGCATGACACAAATTGTCTCGAAATGGCCACGCTTGCTCATAAGGATGGCTTTGGTTTGTGCAATTAGCAAAAACACAGCAATCCTTGTTGGCTTTTGTCTCGAGCTTGATAATAGGGGTAATAATCATATTCAAATTGTTGTATTTGAATGTTTTTCGAGTTTTTATTTCATTTTCTTGGTGGTTTTTTCGTTTTGTTGTGGTTTTCCGAGGTGGTTTCACTTGAGCATAGCTTTGATCGCATCGATGTATGCTCGCATTTCCTCTGTGTCTTCGATCTTTGGTACAGCAATTTTTGCCTTTTTGTCAAACACAAATTTCTTTTTGTTTGTTGCAGATTCTTGAATCGACTTTGAAGATGCCACATTGACATATTTGCCCGGAGAAGTCTTTGAGATAGCCTTTTTCAAGTTGTCGCGCTTCTTTGCGTCAAATCCAGCCGGCAAATCTTCCTTTTCTGCCGACTTTTTCTCTGTGGTTTTCTTTTCGGTGGTTTTCTTTTCGGTGATTTTCTTTTCAGTGGTTTTCTTTTCAGTAGTGGATTTCTTTTCAGTAGTGGATTTCTTTTCCACCGACTTTTTGGTCACCGATTTTTTGGGAGTCGATTTCAACTTGATCTCTTGTTCACTCTCGTCTGCGACGGCATCGACGGTATCGGCGGCATCCGCATCGACAGCATCCGCATCGTCCGCATCGACAGCATCCGCATCGACAGCATCCGCATCGACAGAAGCAAGCTTCTGCAAGAGTTTTTCTTTTGTCATTCCCTTGAGAAAGACGCCATCGAGTTTCAAGAGATTAGCCAAAACGAGGGAGACGACTTCGTTTGCGAGAATAGACATTTTTCAGTTGTGTGTTGAAAATATATGGTTTTTGCGTTTTAAATTCAATTTTGTAGTCAGACGAGTAAATCAAAAGGTTTGATTTTTTGTTTTTTGTTTTAGTTCCACGAGTTTTTTCACCTCTACAGCAATATTAATGACTGTTTTGATGCTAATATGGTTGTTCGCTCTTTTGAATATAGAGTAAAACATGATTATCTGTTTTTGTGTGCGATTAATGAAAACCATATGGTTTTCGCGTTTTAAATTCAATTTTTCTAGTCTATATGAGCAAAGCGAATGTAGACTAAATCGAGACGAGCGAAACGAGAATCATTTTTGCCTATATATACAATCCATTATAGCCAATCACTTTACGACTACGCAATATGTGATCATGGGTGGTAATTCTTTATCGATGCATTTTTTTGTAAAGTTATAGTACATTGCCACTTTGATCATCATGCCGACTTTAAATCCCATGATGATGGAAACTGGGTCATTTATTTTAAGATGTGGAAATTTGTTTTCATCGGATTTGTAGAGTTTGATGATTTCAGCTTTTTCGTTGTTTTCTAGTTTTTTGTATTCTGGAATGAGTGGATGTGACAAAATGTCCTGGACGAAAAATTGCTCATTGATTAATTCGCTTGATTTTAGGAAATTAGAGATATTGTCATTGAAACTTTTCAGACAAGGATTTGTAATGTCACGATAAATTACGATAATTTGGACATTATTGTCAATTCGTGGAGCAAAAATATTACTCAAGTCTTCAATTTGTAGTTTGTCCTTGATACAATACAAAACTTGACCTTTCTTTGCCTTATTCAGAAAGGAAATGACAAAACCAATCGTTTCGTCATCATTTTCTTCATCGGTAAGGTTCGTATAACCTCTTCGTTTCAAAACTTTTTCGACGTTTTGTTTGATATTCATTCTATACATTTCTTTTTATCGAAAAGAAATATCATTTTTTGTTGATCTATGTGAGAAAATATAGTCTACCTAGGATGATATTTCCATTGAGCCAAAATCTCCCGAATCTCTGGGTTGTTTGATTTTGCTTTTGACGCGTCAACCCTTGAGTCTTGAAGTAAAAGACAGACTACTTCTACGTGATTGTTTCTGCAAGCCGTTCGAATAGCATGATTATGAAGGTCTGCTGGGTTAACTCTATAATCAGCTAAAAGGAGACGCACAACTTCAACATGACCATATAGTGAAGCCCATCGAATAGGAGCATTATTTCTAATTGCCGGATTTACTTTAGGATCGGCCAAGAGTAATCGTACTATTTCAACATGGCCAATTTTTGAAGCACATCGAATCTCCAAATTATTCGCTGATCCTGCATCCACTCTAGGATCGGCTAACAGAAGACGCACTATTTCAACATGCCCATCGTTACAAGCAACACAAAGAATAGTAAAATTATTCGAGGGATCCACACTAGGATCAGCCAAAAGACGTCTCACAGCTTTAGTGTCTCCAGTCGTACACGCTTTATAAAGTTCAGTCATTTTGGTATTTATTTCTTTTTATCGAAAAGAAATTTCATTTTTTTATCAAGTAACTAGACATAATCGAGAATCATTTTTTTGATTTGGATTTCTAACAAGAACTAAACGAAAAAACCATCTACATATAGGCCTCACCAACAGTCTCTTGTGAAACGGGTTGAACTACTGGTGGTCGGATCTTGTCGTGTAGTTCTCTAAGAATGCTGTGGCAGTTGTGGTAATCTCCAAAAGGACCTCTTACTTGATCACCAAAGACTGTATCAAAGTCTTCATAAAAGGATTTTGGACCTCTTTTTTGGAGTTTGATAGGCAACTTGTAAACTGATCCTTGGTGATAATAGCGAATCCATTTAATATCTGGGACAACCGTGTCGACGATGCCCGTTACACCCAAAGATTGAATAAGATAGTTGTGGGCAACATTATAAATGACATTGCCATAAACAACTAGAGTTGGAGGAATATAACTAATCACCGTTTCCTTATATGAATTTGTCAAAAAATATTTCCATGAAAGGTAAAACAAGCCGGGAATAAAGACAAACCACATTTCTATTATTTAGTTGTTTAATGTCTTTTTGTTGATTTGATGTTTTGTCTTTATGTAATCAACCAAATAAACCAACAAAACCAACACCTACAAAACTAAATCGATTGTATCATAACCCAACATAAAAAACACGTATTTTCCATTTTTGGCGTCAAATCCATTTTTATATGTTTTTGTAACTGTATAGACATTTCCAGTAAAACGTTTATTATATAGACGAAGCTTCATTCCCTTTTTAATGTTTCTCATTGAAAATTTAGGCAATTTGGGAAACGTTTTTATATCTATAATCTGTTCATACTTGAATTTATTGTTTTCGTCATCCATAAAATAATTTGCATGGACAGAAGAAACTAGATGTATTCCATCATCTAAAACTACTTTTATGCCAATGGGCAATCTAGTTTTACCCCTTTTCCACATATTCTTTTTGAACCTAGATAACTGAGATTGTTTATTTACGAGTAAAAGACATTTTAGAAAATATTCATCTAGATTTTTTATTTTTGCTGGTGATGTCTTTTTTGTTGATGAATCCAAAGAATCAAAATCACCTAAAAAATTGGATCCAAAGAATAACCAATCAAAAAAATCGACTTTCATTTATTTACAGAATAAAAAATTAAATAAATATTAAATGAGAGATCAATATAATTTTTTAAACGTATTGGGTGTCGGCAGTTTTGGGACGACATGGAAAGCTCAAGATAAGATAACAGGTAAATTTGTAGCCATAAAGATTTTCCTCGATAACGCCATGATCGACTGGGAGCACGAAAAGCAAATGATCGCCTCTTTATCTAAAGAATGTACTCCATATGCCGTTTGCGTTATCGACTCATTTGTAGAAGACTCTACGCCATATCTAGTAATGGAATTTGTAAACGGAAAAACTGTAGGTCAAATCCTAAGGAAAAATCAGAAACGACCAGATGGATTAAAATTATTGAAGGATTTAGTAGAGGGAATCAAAATATTCCATTCTCATAGTTTAGTTCATGAGGATGTCAAAGACGATAACATAATGTATGACGACGATATGCAACTATTTAGATATATCGATTTTGGACTATCGTGTGTCAAAAAATCAAATACACTCGATTTAGCTGCTAGAAATTTTCCATGTGGGACATATGGAACAAGTTATATAGCGTCTCCAGTTTTTGAAAGAAAAAGAATGCAAAAAGCAATAGTTCCTTGGTCTCTTTTGGAATCGCATGATTATTGGTGTATAGGTTTAGTTGTTTTAAGGTGGTACTATCATCCAAAGAATTATGTACCTAGTTATACGAGATGGGTTGGTAAGAAGCCAACGGCCGAGTTTATAGAAGACACTAAACTAAACACTTCCTATCCTATCTATAGATTACTCGATCATAGGTATGTAAAGTCGATTATCAAAAGAATACGAAATCAAAAAGTTAGAAGATGTTTATTCTTGCTCTTGAATTATGATGACTATAAAAGAGCCGAAGATTTTAATAAAGTTTTGAAAATTTTAGGTTGAGTTTTTAATATGAATCTTTATAATTGTGTATCTCATATTTTGAGTACATTCCTCTTTATTTTCGTCGCTGTTGTAGCTTGTATAAATTAAGAGCTTTTCATACACTGAAATAATAGTCATTCGTTTAGACATTTACTCATTTTATATATAAATATAAAAGTAATTTTTTCTTTACGCTGAAATTACGACTGTAATCGTAGAGGCTGGTGTGCAAGCATCGTCACCGGTAACAGTGAGATCATAGCTTCCAGCAGCAAGTGTTGTACCAAGAGAGACAACACCATCTGTAATTGTGGCGACGGTAGTAGCATCAGCAAGAACTGTAGCATCAATAGATCCACAGATGGGAGCTAAAGCGAGGCCCAAAGCTGGGAAAAAGGCAGCTGAAGTAGCAAAGGTTCTGCCTCCCAATGGAGCAAGCAAGTCACAGACTGTGATTTGGCGTGCTGGTTGATCGATTTGAGTTTCGTTGCATGGGCAGAATCTGTCGGCAAAGAACGCGGAGCGGGTTTCGCATCCGCATCCAGTGTCGTCGCAGCATGAGCGTAATAATGTATGGTTGGCACGAGATGATGGTACACAAGGCATTTTTTATTATAAGGAAATAAAAAAATTAAACTTTTTTATTATGTGAAATTATGTTTCGAAAAATTAAACTTTTCGAGGCATGAAATTCCAAAAAGTAATGATCGCAAATCTAGACAATTGTAACACCCAAGGTTCCGCTAACAAGCTGTGTAGGACAATCATCGCGTCCACTAACCATAAAATTATATAGACTTGGTACTAGAGGCGTTTCAGGGAAAGATGTTATAATGCCGTTAGTTATGGTAACAACAGGAACAATTGCGGTTGGGCTACTAATTTTAAATATTTGAGAAGTGAAAAAAGTTGGAAATTTTTAAGCAATCTACGAAATTATGAACCCAATTGGAGAAGACGGAACGCATCTATCGTTACCAGTTATAACAAATTCATATGTAAGAGGACCAACAGGTCCTTCATCATTTATTTCGACAACACCATTTATAATTGTGGCTACATCTACTGATCCAGCAGGTGAATCGACTGTAATAACAGCATTAATTGGACCACAGACAGACGATAAGGCAGACGATAAGGCAGCTACAAATTCGTCAGATGTCATAGTGCGTCCAGCAAACGAACTAATCATATCACATAATGTAATTTGTTTTGGTGGCAAATCAATATTTTCTTTGCATGAGTAATAATGTGTCGCAGAGTAAGACACTATAGATGTATTGCATTTACTAGTACAACATGAGCGTAATAATGTATGGTTGGCACGAGATGGTACACAAGGCATTTTTATTAGTAAATTTTTATTTTTTCTTTGTTTTAATTTTTCAAAATCTAGAAATCCAAACAAAAATAAAAAGAAAAATAAAAATAATAAAAATGGAGGAAATTTTAAAATTAAATTCAAGTACAAAAGATCAAATCAAATTTAAAGAACAATTGTCACTGGCAGTTTTGAAATACATTTCCTTTGTAAATAAAAAATTAGCTGAAAGCAACTTTGAAAATGGTTTAGATCAATATACGAAATATCTCAAGCTCATAATAGGAGGAGGAGCAGCTTTTAGATATTATATTAAACGTACTCCAAAAACAATCGTATTGGAAACCCATGACTATGACCTACGGTTATTTCTTGACATGAAACCAAGTAAATCTCCCCTTTTTAAAGAAGGTAAGGAAAAGATTGAAGAATGGATGTTGGACATTTCATCTGCTATTGCTATTGCTTTTACAGATTTCCTAAACCTGTATGTTAAAGAGTCTAAAGTCAAGTTTAATCCAGTGTTTAAGACTGTTCATCACGGATTTCTAACTACAATTGAATATAAATTAAACGGAGAAAACGATTCTATCATTGATATCGTTCCCCACATCCCATCGCACGCTTTGTTCTACGGACCACTGGATATTAAAAAGGATCAATTACTAGAGGATTTTAAAAAGGCAGACTTTACTGGAATAGTATCACGTCAGGGTTTTTTCAAATCCTCGTTGATATACAATAAGGATTCATTGGGTATATATTACGTCACGCTTGGTTATATAGTTTGGGATACTGTCAGAATGATAAACTATATCATCGATTCCAAAAAATTCCAAAAGTTTGAGAGATACCTGACAAAATACAAGGTTTTGTTATCAGCTCTTTCTAGACCAGAGTTGTATATGAAATGCGAATCAAGTAAAAAATTTATTAATTCCTGTAATAAAACCGTCCAGTTTTGCAATATCGCTGGCCAAAAATTATCGACAAAAGAAGAGCTTATTCAATATGGCATAGATAAAAAAATCTTGCCTGATGACGACGATTGGTATAAAGCATTTCTCAAAATGGAATTTTCAGATATTTGCAAGGCGATTAGTTAGATTTTTTTTGTATAGGTAGATTTTTCATTTAGAAAATGAAATTAGGTCATAGAGTAAACCGCATGAAAACTCGATCAACAAAACCAACTCAAAACAACTTTTTTATTTCGCTAAGAGTCAATTTTGTTTTCGACTTGCATTCTGATAATAGGGCATCTTCTATCTTTTTCTTTTCTACACAAATTTCTAACATTCTTTTTTCGATAGAATCATCAGTGACATACATATACACATGAACGGGTTTGTCTTGGCCTAGACGATACGCTCTCTTAAAGGCCTGTTGCATGATTTGCATATTCCACCAAATTTCTGCAAGATAGACTTTTGATGCATTTACTAGATTATAACCGTGAGATCCAACACCATAAGTCATCAAGAGTGTTCTATATTTTTTATTTATGAACCGATTAATTTTATAGTCACGTTGGTCTACAGTATCAGTACTATAGATTACACAGCATTTTATTCCTCTTTCTCCTAGATTCATGGAAACCAATTCCAACGTATCAGTATAGTAGGAAAATACGATACTTTGTTGCGTGTCCTTTTGGATAGATTTGCATATCGCTTCGATACGCGGTGACTTGTATGTATCTGTAATTTGTAAGTCAGCCATCTTTGTATGTGATTTTTTGAGTAAAGCCAACGAAATAGAAATTTGTCTTAGACGGTGAATGATCGTAAAGATAGACGCCATAGTCTTGAAATTCGCTCCCATGTTGGCTAACAAATCAATCGCCTTTGACTCGTATAGCTTATAGATCCTGTCTTGTTCTTTTGTTCTTGGAGTACTTTCTTGATGTACAGCAAGTGAAGGTAATTTAGTATTTACGTCTGAAAACAAGAGCTTTTTGACGTTGTGGTTGGAATACGCAGACGGAGGGTCTATCAAATGCTGGATATTTTTCATATCGTTTATACTATTAAATATAAGGGAACCAGTCAAGCCCCATAATTTAGTCTTTTTGATAGAATCAATGAAAGGATACATAGAGGCTGGCTTGTTTCTAAGGACATGAACTTCGTCACAGAAAACGTTGTTCCAATACATGTGCGAAATATCGTAAGCCGAAATGGATAGATATCTAACTGCTTGATACGTAATGACCACGATATCGTACAATTCTAGAGTCTTTTTAGAAAAGTCTCTGACGTCTCCGTCGCATTCGACGTGACAGCAAATTACTTTGAGTTTGTTACCGTAAAATTTTTTTGTTTCATCTCTCCAAATTTTGATTTGTGACTTGTTACATACAACGAGATTTCTGAGAGAGTATGTGGCATTGATATAAGTTAGACAAGTATTTGTCTTACCCATACCTTGCTCCATATTGATGATACCTCCTTTTTTCTGAGAAACCATCCATTTGACAACATCGAATTGGTAGGGTAACGGGTAAATACTAGGGATAATGAATCGGTTGATCCATTTTGGTGGTTTCATGTCTCCCTTGATGATTCGATACCATCTCTTGCATACTGTTTTTAGAGAGACAGCCCCTAAAACTCCGATATAACCAATGATGTCCAAGAGTATTTCGTCTGGTATCCCGTTTACTCCAGATACCGAAAAATGATTCTCTAACCTCTTGGTATATTTGATTTTCATTTATTTTTTTCTGAAAAATAAACTTTTTTTTCATTTTTGTTTGGGTTGGTATTGTTGTTCGAGTCGTTATTTGAGTATAGATATTCACACAATCAACCACCTAACCCAACTTTTTCAAGACCTTGGCGACTTCCATTTGTTCTGATGGATAACCCTTGTTCTGACATGTTGTAATATCGCGAGCAGTTAATTTTCTGAGACCGGCCTTACCCCAACCGGCGACGACCTTTCCGTCGAGTACTACAAAATTAGTCTTTTTTACAAACTGATAGTTTTCTGGTACTTCTTTAAAGTCTTTTCCACCAAGAGGCTTATTTACAAGTTCCATTTTCGATGCCTGTGTTGGTGGCTCGGAATCGTCCGACTCATCCACATCCTTTTTTACGCTTTCATTTACTTGTTTTTTTTTCTGTGGGGGTGTCGACTCTGAAGATTCAGATGACACATCAGCTACTTTTTTTGATGGCTTTTTTTTAGGAGGAGAATCGCTATCTGAATCTACAGTCGCCGATTTAGTTTTGACAGCAGCTTTTGGCGGTGGGGCCTCGTCATCTGAATCGACGGGAGCAGGTTTAATCTTTGTAGCCTTTGCCTTTGGCGGGGCCTCGTCGTCTGAATCTACAGGTGCCGATTTAGCTTTGGCAGCAGCTTTTGGCGGCGGGGCATCGTCATCTGAATCTACAGGTGCCGATTTAGCTTTGGCAGCAGCTTTTGGGGCTGGTGGAGATTCGCTGTCTGAATCATCTGGTTTAGCGGCTTTGGCGGGAGTCTTGGCTGGTGGAGCGTCGTCGCTTGAATCATCAGCTGGCGCAGCTTTAGAGGCTTTGGCTGGAGTCTTGGCTGGTGGAGCATCGTCACTTGAATCATCGGCTGGCGCAGCCTTGACAGGAACCTTTTTAGCTGGAGTTTTGGCTGGTGGAGCGTCGCTCGAATCATCGGCAGGGGCAGGTTTGACAACAGCCTTTTTAGCTGGTGCCTTTGCTGGTGGAGCGTCACTAGAGTCATCCGAATTAGCAGCTGCTTTGACAGGAGCCTTTTTAGCTGGTGCCTTTGCTGGAGGAGCGTCGCTTGAATCTTCCGCAGCTGGAGCCGATTTAGTCTTGGCTGGTGGCTCGTCATCACTCGATTCGGTGGCCTGAGTTTGCTTTTTGGTAGCTTTGACAGGTGTATCAGTAGGTTTAACGAGCTTTTTCACTTCTGTTTCATCGTCAGACGAAGTGCCATCGCCTGCAAAATCTCCTTTTGCAGGCCGAGGAGCAACAGATGTGGAAACAGTGTCTTGATCAAAGTACTTGTTTAGGGCTGTCAGGACCTTTGGTTGTTTAACTTCCAACTCTTTAGAAAGAAATTGAGACATTTCGGTTACGTTGACTTGTGGGTATGGGACGCCAGAGTTTTTAAAGGCGGTTTTGACAGCTTCAATTGTAAACGTGATTCCAGACATTTTTAATATGTTTTTCTATTAATTCTTTTTTCAATTTTTTATATTTTTGATTTTGTAAAATGATATACCTACCTTTTGTATTTGCATTGATGGGTTTTATGTTTTCAACTCGATCATGGCTCACTTTTATGGATAAATTAACGCCTACAACAGGGTTACTCGTTTATTACGTAATCTTGACTTGCTGCGTACTTGTTCTTGAATATTTTGGATTGATTATTTCAGGTATAAAATACATCACGTCCTGGCAAACAGTAGGAACAATGTTGATCATATACAGCTTTTTTATTGTCGTTTCATGGACGAGTTGTTACGTAAACGTTATTATCAAGGGAGACTGTAAAGACGTAAGTAATGTCTACCTCCAATCCGAAGATGGATCAGTCTATTACTTTTGGTCCCAGTTTTTCGAGGATGTCGAAACAAGAAGAATTTTAACGTATGTCGTTACGCCTTTCATACTCACGTTTATAGGTCAACTTTTAATAACAAATAAAGTACAAATTTTTTGATGGCTAAAAAGAAATTTTTTGATGGCTAAAAAAGAATAATTTTTGATGACTAAAAAGAAATAAATAACAAAAAATTTATTATTTCTATAATAAAAATGAGTTGCTCTCGTACATCATCTAGAGCTCGTCAATGCATAAGAAGTACATGTTTTCAAAGCTGCGTCTGTCCATGCCCAGCAGCATTCTTCTCTAATAGCCAACTAAATCTTCAAGACGTTATAGATGGCGTAAATATAGGTGGTGCTACAGGCCAAGTATTTTCATCAGTAAATTGTTCTAATTTAGAATTTAGAACAATTGCTGGTGTTACAGGTGTTACTGTTAACACTGTTTCTGATATATTGGAGGTTAGTATCGATTCTACGCTCGTAGAATTTGTATTTGATTGTACTGCAACTGCAGTTGCAGGTGTAGGCTCAGATGATAATTTTATTCTTAATTGCTATGCATACAAATTAGGTCCAGTCACTTTTATAAGAATGTCGAGGACGTCAATCGCTTTTGTAGCACAGGGATATGTTGACATTACTATTAATAGTACGACTTTACCAGCAAATTATCTTCCATCTGGCTTGCATAAATCATCTGTGATTATTCAAGATGGAATATCTTTGAATAATCATTCGTATATTATATTGCGTTACAATAGCGGAGCATTTGAGTTTGATGTTATAACTAATCCATTTGGAACAACAACTAATCCGATAATCGAAGGACAAACAATCTCGTGGATATAATTTATTTATTTAAAAAATTACATTTATAAATGGGTGAACCTTTACAACTCGCGTCAAAAACCTTTGTTTCGACAGATGAAAACGAATCTGTCTATGGTCTATTTATAGACGGAGAATTTCAATATTTCTGTCACGATAAAACTTTAGCTATCGAGTTTCTCATCGATATCGTAAATGAATATGATAAAAAATTTAAACAGGGACATCCCGAATATAGAACTTTTATCGAAAAGAAAAATGAATGGAAATATCTCATTCAAAGAGTAAAAGATGGAGTGATTTTTAATGGAAAACCTAAACAAACACATATTTTAGAGCTCAAAAGAGCCATGAAACTTTTGAAACCCGTAGAGTAATTTTTCATATTGTATATATGAAATTTGTTTTTATATGGTCTTTTTGTTGTTTTTCGTATCGTATAGAGGAAACCAACCATAAAAACCATACGAAAAACCAAACCAACCATAAAAACTTAGACGCCATCATATTTTTTTCTTAGGCGAAATATATTTGCTTCTTTACGTTTTGCTTCAATCATAATATCGAAACCTTTTCCGAGATCAAGTAGGATAGTGGGAATAGTCTCTACATATTCGCTATGGGCACCGGTTTTCTTTGTCGGGTCTTGTTCTGATAAATGAAATTTTGGTCTCCTTTTACCCCATGATTCCAAAATTTTTGGTAAAAGAAGAGGAATAGGTTTTTGTTTTACATCTGGATGCAACTTTGAAAAACATTCATAATGAAAAAAATCAAAGATCAAAGGTATGCCAACGTTCTTACATACAGGTAATAATTCCTCTGCTGACCAACATTTCTCACAGTTTTCTAAACATACTTTTGATAAAACGTTTTCCGGTAAAGTTTTCAACTCTTTCTCTAGCCTTTCTAGAGCTGTCTTTTTGTTTCCCCAAGTACCACCTCCGTGAATGCATATCGTCGATTCCCTATTCCCTACAAAATCTAGTAGGTTTGCATGCCATAAAAGGTCAATTTTTGCATTTTCGACGACTTTTTTGTTTGGAGATGCCAACTGGCAAAATTGTCCTGGATGAACGGATAATCGACAACCTTTTGCTACATTTTTAATTTCCTTTAGGATTTTAGAAAATGGTTTTAGAGAAATGTATAGATTAGATTTTTCTTCTCCGATAATATCTATAATCTTTGGATTGCCGATATGAGGAAACATTGAGGATGACAACCTATAAAATTTAATGTTGTTTTCTACATTCCAAATGATTATATTTTTTAAAGCATATAAATTTGACATTGATTTCTCTAGCAAAAAACCCCATGGATCTTTACTTTCCTTTAGAGTCCTTAAGATACACGATTTATTACAAGTCGGTAATCTCTCGTTTATACACGCATAACCCAATCTAACCATGATATATTCTTTTTCAAAAAAGAATTTTTATTTCAGTTTTGGTTGGCTTTGTGATATCTCTTTTTGTTCTAAGTATAGCTTCTTCAATCAAAAAACCTCACATAAACGAATTATTATTCACCATCCACAGCAAACCATATTCTCGACCCAAATTTTCGTCTACAAAAGAAATATACTGTACAAATTGCAACCAATCCTGAATATTCTTTAGAGGGTCGTCGCGGATATAATTGCATAGATGAGGAGGCAAAAGTGTCGTCAGTTTGAAAACAGATAGACATTCATCCAATTTCTCATTCATCTCGGAAATCAATGCAGGATTTGCGCGATCAGCAATTTCAAGAAGGCGCTTGACACTTGGCTTGAGAACAGGGTTTCGATCAAGAAAACGACCGCCACCTGGCAATGCCGGATTTGGATCCGATCCATAACGGAGCAAAAGAAGACATTGCTCGTAATCACCAGCTTCTGCAGCTTCAGTTAGAAGTGTGTGACCATCGATAATGTTGAAAACGTCGTAACCAGATGTCAAAAGCTTTGCGAGATTTTTAGGATCAAAAGTGTGCTTTGGTGGAGACGTTACTGGCATACTCGCCGCCATGTGTTGGTCAGTGGGACTGATAGTTGTAGTGGTCGATGTCGTCGTTTCGGTAGATTGATTTTCCGTATTTGACGATGTCGTCGTTTCGATGTTGGCTGATATAATAGTTTCTGTAGATTGATTAGATGTGGTGTCATTCGTATTAGCCACCACATCAACACTAGCAACATCAGGAGTTTTGGAATAATAATTTCCCATTTATAAAAATTTTAAAACGATGGGAAAATAATCAATTTTTTCTAAAATTTATTCAAGTCGGCGATGAAATCAGGGATTGCATTTGGATCATGTCTAATGTCGCTCCATTCCTTAAATTGAGCACAACCAAAACGCCAGCCTTCTGGATACGGATGTAATTTGGTATCGCCTTTCCAGTTCCAGCCTGGGGCTTTAAAAGCGTACACAGTATCGGCCAGTTTTCCAGATTGAGATTTGAGGTCTACGACGAGACATGTGAAATCGACGCAAATATCATTCATTAGTTTGGAGAAATCTGCGTATTCTGGGATCATTGTTTTGAAATATGCTCTATGAATTTTTCTTCTATTACTATCTTCCGTTTCCATAAAAATAAAAACTTTTGATGGAGAATTTAACAGTTCCTCTGGAATGTCCTTTATAGATTGATAACCCATAATCAACAATTCATTGAACCACTGAGAACCATTCTTGTGAGCCTGAACGATCGACTCTGATTTGCTAGCCTTTTTGTCATAGCCAATGTCATCAATGATAGAAATTAGGTCTAAACCTTTGCATCCTTCTGCCACACACAATTTTTGTCTCATAAAAAGTTTTTTGTGGTTATATTCGTTGTAGGTTGACGAAACGAAAGCCCCTCCAAAGCAAGGAGAAAATGCATGCTGTGTATCTTCGGTACCGCAGACTATACTTGCAACGGGGTAAATGTGCTTTTTGGCATAAGCTAGAAATAGTTCTAAATGCGTTTTACCTGAACCTGGTCGTCCGATGATATGAATGACTTCTGATCTCTTTATTTGATCTAAAGGAAACTCTTCTATATATTCGCATTTTTCTTGTCCCCATTCCTCATTATTCATTTTATTAAATGAATATGCATTAAGTATATTATTTTTGGTTATGGGTATTTTTGTTTAGATTGATGTTTAGATTTACGAAAAAGATATCAAAAAATCATGTTGGACAACATCCGACACATACAAGATTAACATTGTTAAATGTCACGGTTTCTGGAGTTCCCGAGGTATCTCTTATTCTAATATCTATAATATCATTTGGTTGTAATAATAAAATTTTGTGATAAGCAAATGAAGTTGTCATAACAGTTGAAGCAAAATCCCATCCTGAAACGGAACCTGGAACGATAACACCATTTTGAAATAAACAAACTTGATAGCTGTCGTTTGCTGATGTAGGTACGCCTGATACACTAAAAGCAGTGTGAGCAAAGTTTTCCTCTTCTGCTATATATTGTAATCTTCCAGGAGAAGGTTGCGTCCAATTTGGAGAGGGAAATTTACTGTCATTTGTTGTAATTTTAAAGCCTGCTGCACCAGAAAATCCTCCTCCTGAACCTATTTGATACCATACAGAAGAAGTTACTAATGTTAGTGGATATGTTGAAGTACCATTACCACATGCATAAACTTCACCCAATGGTATACATAATTCACGATTTTCCCACTTTCCAGTTGCAGAATTATACACTAAACTATCAGTTGTCCCCGTTACGCCTGTAACATCTACATCTGTTAATGCAGCCAATGTAGACGCCCCTTGTGGTCCAGCCGGACCTTGAGGACCAACAGGGCCGCCTGAGGGACCTGTTACTCCTTGAACACCTTGTGGTCCTTGTGGTCCTATTCCTATAGAGTGTATTGCCAAACCTGATGCTGGTGTCGTTCTACCTTGACCATTCACTTGATTAAATTGCATTTTGAATTTTTCATTTGCATTAACATCTAATATGACAGAGAAAGTCCCCGTTGCTCTATCATCGTTTGCTTGTTGATCTACTGGCATGTTGACAAGTGTACCAGTTACTTTAGAATATCCAATTCCTCTATTTCTAACTAATATACCTTCGGCTGCACTATTGGCATTGAGAGAAATCATAGAAATATAACCTGTAAATACATATGTACCTGTCATTCCTACAGTTACTTCTGCACTGTTTGCCGTATGTGTCATTCCTGCCGTCTTTTTGTGTTCAAAATTTAACGGAATGTCTATAAATGTACCAATAATACCTGTTACACCTCCTGTTGTATCTACTCCGCTAAAAACTTCAGGTAACTGTCCTACTCCAACGGGTCCCTGTGGCCCAGTAACCCCACTCGTTAAAGACCATACTGCTGCTGAAGCTGTATCATCAGTACAAATATAAACTTGATTTGTTGTTGTTGTAACTAATGAACCAATTGCATAGCCGCTATTAACATCATGATTACTAGTAGGTACTGAAGAAACTGACAATGTATTTCTGACTGTTGCATTTGCGTCTACAACGTAGGATGAATTATATCTATCAAAAATATTACGTTCTATCAAATTAAATAAAATTGTCGCTTGCCGAGGAGACAAACTCGAGGAAAAAACTATATCAATTATTAATGATGATACATTATATGATATAGATACATAAGTTGATGAAATTTCGAAATCATTTAAAATTTTATTTTCAAGATTAGTTACTTTTGTTGCTATTCCAACAATTACTCCAACATAATAAGAATATGTTGTTGTCATTACTTTTTATAAATAATTTTATTATTTATGATTTTTTGTGGTTTTTGTTTAATTTGATATTTTGACTATTTTATAAATTCTTCTCCTGAACCTATACCACACTGCTGAAAGTGAAAGTCAATTTCTAATAATGCAATGGGAGCAGGATAATTACCAGATACTGAAACGTCTCTGAAAACACGGCAAATAAGCATACTAGATATTTGTTTACCAGCTCCAATAATTCCTGTAGTGCCTCCTAAATCACAAACATAATGTCTATTACCTGTTCCAGAAGAAACTAGAACATTACCTCTAATTATACTTGTATTTAAAAAATTATTATTGACATTACTCCACGTATATTCTAAACCCCATCCAACAGTTCCAGATACTCCAGTATTAGTTAGCATATGAATATGGGGCTGCAAATCAGTTCCTTCTTTGTATGAATGTGGCATTTGAGCCGTAAAATATAATTCTTCTTCAGTGAACTGTGAAAAGAAAAACAAAAACACGCCTTGTGATCCTGCGCCATCTGTTTTATATCTACTAAAAGTTGGATCATTCGATCCCATTCTTGTTGTTGCTGTTACGGGAACTCTCAAGTCATCCCATAAACCAGGTACGTTATGCCATTCTTCTGATGTATCGTCATACTGTAATAAATCTCCCTGTCTTGGAAAAGGCCCAGTTGATCCAGTACAATGCGCTCCAATATTAACAGGTGCACCAAATGTCCCTGTTGCTCCACCAAGACCCTGAGGACCTTGAGGGCCAGTGAGGCCGGTTACGCCTTGTGCTCCCTGAGGTCCAGTGAGGCCGGTTACGCCTTGTGATCCCTGAGGGCCAGTCAATCCAGTCACGCCTTGTGATCCCTGAGGTCCAGTGAGGCCGGTGATGCCTTGTGATCCCTGAGGTCCAGTGAGGCCGGTGATGCCTTGTGATCCCTGAGGTCCAGTGAGACCTGTCACGCCTTGTGATCCCTGAGGTCCAGTGAGGCCGGTCACGCCTTGTGAACCCTGTGGGCCAGTGAGGCCGGTTACGCCTTGTGATCCCTGAGGGCCAGTCAATCCAGTCACGCCTTGTGATCCCTGAGATCCAGTGAGGCCGGTTACGCCTTGTGATCCCTGAGGTCCAGTGAGGCCGGTCACGCCTTGTGAACCCTGAGGGCCCGTCAACCCTGTCACGCCGTCTCTACCTTGAGGTCCAGTGAGGCCCGTTACGCCGTCTCTACCTTGTGGTCCAGTCAACCCTGTCACGCCGTCTCTACCCTGTGGGCCGGTGAGTCCAGTCACGCCTTGTGATCCCTGAGGGCCGGTGAGTCCAGTCACGCCTTGTGATCCCTGAGGTCCAGTGAGACCTGTCACGCCTTGTGATCCCTGTGGACCAGTGAGTCCAGTCACGCCTTGTGATCCCTGAGGGCCCGTCAACCCTGTCACGCCGTCTCTACCCTGTGGGCCGGTGAGTCCAGTCACGCCTTGTGATCCCTGAGGGCCGGTGAGTCCAGTCACGCCTTGTGATCCCTGAGGGCCCGTCAATCCTGTGACGCCGTCTCTACCCTGAGGGCCCGTCAACCCTGTCACGCCGTCTCTACCTTGTGGTCCAGTCAACCCTGTCACGCCGTCTCTACCCTGAGGTCCAGTGAGACCTGTCACGCCTTGTGATCCCTGAGGGCCGGTCAATCCAGTCACGCCTTGTGATCCCTGAGGGCCGGTGAGTCCAGTCACGCCTTGTGATCCCTGTGGACCAGTGAGTCCAGTCACGCCTTGTGATCCCTGTGGGCCAGTCAACCCTGTCACGCC